GGCAAGGCACCTGAAGATATAAAAGAAAAAGTTTTTAAGGGATTCGCAGAAGGTAGATCTAAGTAATGTACGAGCAAAGTTTAGTTAAAACAATAGAGCCTGTTAAAAAGACTACTATAAGTAGACTTAATAAAGGTAAAAAGTGGGATTACGGGTATAATAAAGAACATGATATTATCGTGCTGTCTCACAGCGGTCAAATAGGTGAAATTATAGAAATACAAAATTTAGTAATAGCTTTACCAAAAGCACCTAAAAACGTTTATAAGAATCCTAATGACAAGTGGGTTAAGTTTGATCAACCAAAAGAGCTAGAGCGTTTAAAAAATATATTTGATTGGAAAGCGTATCCTGAGGATCAAAAAGATCAATGGTATGACTATATAGATGAAGAGTTCAAAAGAAGAGAAGAAGGCTTTTGGTTTGTAAACAAAGGTAAACCAACTTGGATAACAGGTACTCACTACATGTACCTACAGTGGAGTAAGATTGATGTTGGAGCGCCTGATTTTAGAGAGGCAAATAGATTATTTTATATATTCTGGGAAGCTTGCAAAGCAGACAAAAGATGTTACGGTATGTGTTATCTAAAGAACAGAAGATCAGGGTTTTCTTTCATGTCATCTGCAGAAACAGTTAACTTAGCCACACTTGCAAGTGATAGTAGATATGGGATACTTTCCAAAACAGGTGCAGATGCAAAAAAAATGTTTACTGATAAAGTTGTACCTATATCAATTAACTACCCTTTCTTTTTTAAACCCGTCCAAGATGGTATGGATCGGCCAAAATCAGAGTTAGCATATAGAGTGCCGGCTAGCAAATTTACAAGAAGAAAAATCACAGCTAACGAAAAGTTAGAGGATATAGCTGGTTTAGATACAACTATTGATTGGAAGAATACGGGTGATAATAGTTATGACGGTGAAAAATTAGCATTATTAGTACACGATGAAAGTGGTAAGTGGGAAAGACCTGATAATATATTAAACAACTGGAGGGTTACAAAAACATGTCTAAGATTAGGTAGTAGAATAGTTGGTAAGTGTATGATGGGTTCAACGTCTAACGCTTTAGATAAAGGAGGCGATAACTTTAAAAAACTATACAATGCAAGTGATGTCACTCAACGAAATAGAAATGGTCAGACAAAGTCTGGTTTATACTCTTTGTTCATCCCAATGGAATGGAACTACGAAGGATTTATTGACGAGCACGGAGTTCCAGTTTTCACTACTCCTGATATCGATGTCCTCGATCCAGGTGGTGAATTAATAGACGTAGGTGTAATAGATAATTGGCAAAATGAAGTAGATGGTTTAAAAGGAGATTCAGACGCTTTAAATGAATTTTATCGTCAGTTTCCAAGAACAACAGAGCACGCATTTAGAGATGAAGCTAGAGGGAGTATTTTTAATCTTGTTAAAATATACGAACAGATAGATTACAATGAAGAAATGTCTAGAACATTAGGGATAACTCAAGGTAATTTTCAATGGGTAAGTGGAATAAAAGATACACAGGTAATATTTTATCCAGATCCAAAAGGTAGGTTTAAAGTTAGTTGGGTACCACCTGTAAACATTCAAAATAACGTTATAATTAAAAACGGTATTAGATATCCGGGTAATGAGCACATGGGTAGTTTTGGCTGTGACTCCTACGATATATCAGGAACTGTTGATGGAGCTGGCTCAAAAGGAGCGTTACACGGCCTAACTAAGTTTAGCATGGAAGATGCTCCAGCTAATAGCTTTTTTTTAGAATACTTGTCTAGACCACCAACGGCCGAGATCTTCTTTGAGGACGTTCTAATGGCTTTAGTATTTTACGGGATGCCTATACTCGCGGAGAACAATAAACCTCGCCTCTTGTATTATCTGAGGCGTAGAGGATACAGAGGGTTTAGTATGAATAGACCTGATAAGATATGGAACAAGCTATCTGTAGCAGAAAAAGAAGTAGGAGGTATACCCAACTCTTCAGAAGATATAAAACAAGCCCACGCGGCAGCAATTGAAATGTACATTCAAGATCACGTTGGCTTAAATAGAGAAGGTAATATTGGAAATTTATATTTCAACGAGCTATTAAATGATTGGAGTAGATTTGATATAAACAAAAGAACAAAACACGATGCGTCTATAAGTTCTGGTTTAGCTATAATGGCAAACAATAGGCATTTATACGCGCCTAATCCAAGTGTAAATAAAGCACCGGTAAATATAAGTTTCGCAAAATATGACCAATCTAACAATATGAGTAAAATAATTAAAAATTAAAGATGGCGGAATCAGTTATAAATACAAATTTTCCAAGCCAAGTTGTTAGCGATTTAGAGAAAATGAGCTTTGACTATGGCGAAAAAGTTGCAAAAGCCATTCAACACGAATGGTACGGTAAAACTTATGGGACAAACAATAGGTACAACCACAATGGTTCTAAATTTCATAATTTAAGATTATACGCTCGAGGTGAGCAGTCTGTACAAAAATATAAGGATGAGTTATCTATAAACGGTGATTTGTCCTATCTTAATTTAGATTGGACACCTGTTCCAATAATTTCTAAATTTGTAGATATAGTTGTTAATGGTATAGCTGAAAGATTATATGATATAAAAGCTTATTCACAAGATCCTTTCGGTGTTGTTAAAAGAACTGAATACATGCAGCAAATTCAGAAAGATATGAAAATGGCGGAGTTTGACAAGTTTGTTAAAGAAAAGTTTTTCTTAAACACTAAAGAAAGTCAAATGAAGGAATTACCAGCTACCGAAGAAGAACTATCTTTACATATGCAGTTAACTTATAAGCAAGCTATAGAGTTGGCAGAAGAGCAAGCGATAAACATGCTAATGAAAGGCAATCAGTATGATTTGATAAAAAGAAGATTTTATCAAGATCTAGTTGTATGTGGTATTGGTTGTGTTAAAACAACATTTAACACCTCTGAAGGAGTTACTGTTGACTATGTTGATCCAGCTAACTTAGTTTATTCCTACACAGATTCACCATTTTTTGACGATATATACTATGTTGGAGAGGTTAAAACAATACCTGTAAACGAGCTTAAAAAACAGTTTCCTTATATATCACAAGAGGATTTGGAAGAAATAGTATCTTCTAGAGGTAGTACTAAATACAGTGGTTATAATGGTACTAATGTTTCCATAGATGCTGATAATAATAAGGTTGACGTATTATATTTCAATTATAAAACTTATATGAATGAGGTTTATAAAATGAAAAAAACCGGCACTGGTGGTCAAAAAATTATTAAGAAAGATGACAGCTTTAATCCTGGTAAAGCTAATGACAAATATGAAAAAGTATCAAAATCGTTAGAAGTTCTTTATGAAGGTGCTTATGTATTAGGGGCAAACAAACTTATAAAGTGGGAAAAATCTTCTAACATGATGCGTCCTAAAAGTGATTACACTAAAGTAAAAATGAATTACGCTATTGTAGCTCCTAGAATGTACGAGGGTAGAATAGACTCATTAGTAAACCGTGTTACTGGTTTTGCTGATATGATACAATTAACTCATTTAAAAATACAGCAAGTTTTATCAAGAGTAACTCCAGATGGTATATTTTTAGACGTAGATGGTTTAGCTGAGGTTGATCTAGGTAATGGTACTAACTATAACCCACAAGAAGCTTTAAATATGTTCTTCCAAACTGGTAGTATTGTTGGTAGATCTATGACTGGAGATGGCGATGGCAATCCTGGTAAAATTCCTATTCAAGAAATACAAAATGGCAATGGTGGTCAAAAAATGCAGAGTTTAATAACTACGTATAACTACTACATGCAAATGATAAGAGATGTAACTGGTTTGAATGAAGCTAGCGATGGCTCTACTCCAGCGGAAAGATCTTTAGTAGGTGTTCAAAAAATGGCCGCAGCGAATTCTAATACGGCAACAAGGCATATATTGCAGTCTGGAATGTACTTAACTACAGAAGTTGCAGAGCAGTTATCTTTAAGAATATCTGATATTATAGAATACTCACCTACCAAAAATGCTTTTATAGAATCTATTGGCGCTCACAATGTAGCTACTTTAGACGAAATGTCCGACTTACATCTATATGATTTTGGAATATTTTTAGAGTTAGAACCTGACGAGGAAGAAAAACAAATGCTAGAGCAAAACGTTGCTACGGCTTTAAGCCAAGGTAGCATTGAACTAGAAGACGCTATTGACTTAAGATCTATTAAAAACGTAAAACTAGCTAATCAAGTTTTAAAAATAAGAAGAAAACAAAAGGGAGACAAAGATCAACAAAGAACCTTGGAGCAAACTAAAGCTCAAGGAGAAGCACAAGCTAAAGCATCAGAAGCGGCTTCTGCGGCAGAAATAAAGAAAAATTCTTCTATAATGGAAACACAAAAACAATTAGAAGAATTAAAAACAAACGGTAAATCTAAAATATTACAGCAAGAGGCAGATATAAAAGAAAAGCTAATGCAATTAGAGTTTCAATATAACATGCAATTAAAGCAATTAGAGGCAAAAACAAAATCAGAAAATCAAATTTTAGCTGAAAACCGTAAAGACGACAGAACAAAAATACAAGCATCTCAACAAAGCGAGTTAATTGATCAGAGAACTAACTCAAAACCACCTAAAAACTTTGAGTCTACAAGTAATAATACATTAGGTGGGCTTGACATGGGTATGTAAATTTATTAACTATTATTATATTATATTATGGCAAAAAAGAAAAAAGAAGAACCAATCGTAGATAACGATACTGGCTCGTTAAAAGTAAAAGAAAAAGTTGAAAAACAACCAGATAGTAAGGAAACAAAAAGCGATGTTACTGAAGTTAAAGAAAAAATGGTTAAACCAGCAGAGGTTTATGAAGAAACGATAACTAAAGTAAACATTGACGAACCTAAAAAAGAAACTGAAGAGATTGAAGAGGTTTCTGAAAAAGTTTCCGAAGAAGTTGTTGAAACTGAAATATCTTTACAAGACATTAGTAACGAAGAAAAGGCTGAAGAAATAGCAAGTGTAGCTAGTAAAGCTATAAAAGAATCAATGCAAGAAAATATTGATTTACCAGAAAACATACAAAAGTTAGTTGATTTTATGGAAGAAACTGGCGGTGATTTAAACGATTACGTAAGTTTAAACAAGGATTATTCTGAAATGGATAATCAAGATATACTACAAGAGTATTACAAACAAACAAAACCTCATTTAAACAACGAAGAGATTAACTTCCTCATGGAAGATCAATTCTCTTTTGACGAAGAAGAAGATGAAGACAAAGATATTAAAAGAAAAAAACTAGCGTTAAAAGAGCAAGTTGCCAACGCTAAAAGCCACTTAGACGGGCAAAAGTCTAAATACTATGAGGACATTAAAGCCGGAAGCAAGTTGACTAACGATCAGCAAGAAGCTTTAGAGTTCTACGATAAGTACTCGAAAGAGGCAGAGCAAACAAAACAATACGAGGAAAAAGCTAAAAGTACTTTCTTAAATAAAACCAATAGGTTTTTTGGAGATCAATTCAAAGGTTTTGATTATGAGATCGGAGAAAAGAAATTTAGACTTAACGTAAGTGATGTTAATAAAGTAAAAGAAAACCAAAGTGACATAAATAACTTTATAGGAAAGTTTCTTGATAAAGATAGACAAATGTCAGATGAGGCTGGTTATCACAGGGCTTTATTTACCGCAATGAATCCAGATACTATTGCTAATCATTTTTATGAACAAGGAAAGTCAGATGCGTTAAAAGAAAGCGTCAGTAATTCTAAAAACATAAACATGGACCCAAGACAAGAGCTAAACAATAGCTTTAGTTCTAGTGGTACAAAAGTAAAAGTGCTTGGTGACACCACTGCTGATTTCAAATTTAAAATTAAAAACAAAAACAAATAAAAATTTAAAAATTTAAAATTATGGCAATATCAAATCCTGGTGGTTTGTTAAATAGCGTGCCTGCTCCTTTTAAGCAAACGCTAGCAACAAACTACTTAGACCTCAACGGCGCAGCTGGGTGGGGACAACAATATGTACCAGATCTAATGGAAAAAGAAGCTGAGGTTTTCGGACCAAGAACAATATCAGGTTTCTTACAACAAGTTGGAGCTGAAGAATCTATGACGGCTGATCAAGTTATTTGGTCAGAACAAGGTAGATTACACTTATCTTATAAGGCAACTGTAGCGACTGGTGGTGGAACAGTTATTGGTGCTGGTGGTGGTGCTTCTTCGAGAATCACGCTTACAAGTGATATCGACGGTAGAGCGTTAAACGCTGCTGGACACTCTATTAGAGTTAATGATACAGTTATTGTATCTGACTCTATTAATGGAGTTGTAAAATGTTTAGTTGGTGCTGTTACAGCAACTCAAATCGATGTTGTACCTTACGCTAATGGCGCGCTTGTATTAGCAAATGGACCTGGAACTGGACTATCAACTGTATTAGTTTTTGGTTCTGAATTCGGTAAAGCGGATAGTTACAGATCAAGTACTGGTACTGAAGTTAGTAGTAGAGGTGCTAATGAGCCAGACTTCCATACGTTCTCAAACAAACCAATCATCATGAAAGACTACTACGAAGTATCTGGATCTGATGTTTCTAAAATTGGTTGGGTTGAAGTTACGTCTGAAGAAGGTGCTTCTGGATACATGTGGTACTTAAAAGCTGAGTCTGATACTAGAGCTCGTTTTAATGATTACATTGAAATGGCTATGCTTGAAGCAGAGAAAAATGACGCTACTTCTGATTTAGATGGTTCTGCTTGGTTAAATGGAACGGCTGCTACTGATACTGTTGGTACTGAAGGTTTATTCGCTGCTATTGAAAGCAGAGGTAATATTACTTCTGGAATTACTGGTTTTAGTGCTCTTATTGATTTAGCTGAATTTGATTCTATCTTAGCTGAGTTTGATTCTCAAGGTGCTATTGAAGAAAACATGCTGTTTGTAAACAGATCTGTTTCTTTAGCAATGGATGACATGCTTGCTGCAATGAATTCTTACGGTGCTGGCGGTACATCTTACGGTGTATTTAACAACTCTGAAGATATGGCATTAAACTTAGGTTTTTCTGGTTTCCGAAGAGGTTCTTATGACTTCTACAAGTCTGATTTCAGATACTTAAACGACAAGGCTACAAGAGGTGGTATTAATGCTACTGCTGGAAATAACGCTATTAGAGGTATAATGGTGCCAGCTGGAACTTCAACTGTATATGACCAAATGTTAGGGAAAAATCTTAAACGTCCGTTTTTACACGTTCGTTACAGAGCTTCTCAAACTGATGACAGACGAATGAAAACTTGGACAACTGGTTCTGTTGGAGCTGCTACGTCTGCTTTAGATGCAATGCAAATCCACATGTTAACTGAAAGATGTTTAATTACACAAGGTGCTAACAATTTCATGTTATTGAAATAAGCACAATTATTTTAAAGAGTCGGGGCTTCGGCCTCGACCCTTTATTTTTATTAATTTTATTATATATTATATTATGGCAAAGAAAAAAGAAAAAGTGCTTACACAGGCGGACCCTGGAGATGAGCACATGGAACAAGTGGTAGTTGAAACTCCACCGGTTGTAGAACAACCAAAAACAACAGAAAGATTAAAACCTAAAAACGAGTGGGAAATTAAAGATAGAATGTACTATTTAAAAGGAAATAAAAAACCTTTATCTAGATCTGTTAAAGCCACTGGTATTTATTGGTTTGATGAAAAAGTAGGTTACGAAAGAGAGCTTAAGTATTGTCAAAACCAAAAAACGCCTTTTGTAGATGAAATGAAAGGTGATCAAAGATTAGAGCATATTATATTTAGATCTGGATCTTTGTTTGTTCCAAAAGAACAAACTGTTTTACAAAAATTATTATCTTTATATCACCCAGATAGAAACATTTTGTATAAAGAATACCAACCAGCGATGTTAGCGGCTGAAGAAATAGACGTGTTACATATACAGGTTGATGCGCTTATTGCTGCTAAAAGTTTAGATATAGATACAGCTGAAGCTATAATGAGAGTAGAAAAAGGCTCTGAAGTGTCTGGATTAAGCACTAAAGAACTTAGAAGAGATTTGTTAGTTTTTGCTAGAAAAAACCCTAAGTTATTTTTAGAATTAGCTGACGATGAAAATGTAATACTAAGAAACTTCGGTATAAAAGCTGTGGAATCTGGTATACTAAGACTATCAACTGATCAAAGAAACTTTTTATGGGGTTCTAATGGAAGAAAAATAATGACTATTCCGTTTGATGAACATCCTTATACCGCTTTAGCGCATTGGTTTAAAACTGATGAAGGTATGGAGATTTACTCTAATATAGAAAAAAGAATGAATGAATAACAAAATAATATGGTTGCCCTTCGGGGCGACCATTTATTAAAATTTAATTTTATGAAAAGAAAATCAAAAGGATTAGGTGATACGATACATAAGGTTACTAAATTCTTAGGAATAAAAAAAGTAGTAGATAATGTAAGTAAAGTTACTAAAAAAGATTGTGGTTGTAAAAAAAGACAACAAACATTAAATAGATTCTTTCCTTACGATAAATAAAAAAAAATATGATTAGTATAGACACAGTATATCAAACGGTGCAAGCTTTGGCTAACAAAGAGCAGAGAGGCTATATAACGCCTCAAGAGTTTAACTTGTTTGCTAATCAAGCATTAAACGACATATTTGATCAGTACATATATGATTTAGCAGCTTTTACCGAGAGAAGACCAAAGATGGACATGCTAGGTGATTCTGTTGGAACTGTTATGCGTAAATTAGAAGCATACACTTCATTTGTTAACGTAACGGGTGGAACAACGTTACCACCTGGAGTACATACTGGGCAGATTTTTTTAGGGGCTGGTGGTACTAGAAGAACATTAAAAGAGATTGATCCAGATTTAGTTTCTGATTTCTATGCTTCAAAATGGCATAAGCAGGGGTTTACTGATGCAGTGTTTTTTAAAGATGGGCACAAAAGAATTCAAGTATGGGATAAAACAGGACAAATTCTCACAAATGTTACAGTTGAGGTTATAAGTGGTAGGCCAGCTATGTGTTACTGGGGATATACAGTTGTAAATGAAAAAGCGACATATAATCCTGGTACAACGCAAAATATTGATTTAGACCCAGCTGAACAAGCAGATATTGTTATTAAAATATTAAAGATGGCTGGTATATCTACAGAGGATCAACAGTTATACTCTGCCGGTGCAGCTGAGGATGCAGTGAACACTCAAGAAGAAAATAAATAACTATGGCTTTAACAAACGCAAGCGGCGGTGGGGGCGCTACATCTCCATCTACTTATTACCCAGGTAACAACCATGGGGAGTATCAATTTATATATATAAGTGAAATAATAGATAATTTTACCGCTGCCTATGTTGGTGAGGGTAAAATACTTCAAAGTGTACTTAAGGGAGACGTTACTTTCCATGCTTATAGAGCATTGCAAGAACTACACTATGACACTGTTAAGTCTATAAAATCGCAAGAAATAGAGGTTTGCCCAAACCTAATAATGCCACTGCCACATGATTATGTTAATTACGTTAAATTAGCTAGTGTAGATAGCAACGGTATAGAACACGTCTTATACCCAATGAGACATACTAGCAACCCGTTTGCTATAGAACAAAACTACACAACAACACTAGCGGATGGCGAAACAACAGAAGACACTTGTCAAGACTGTGGGGACACGGGTGCTACCTATGTATACAATGGTTCTGATTTAGAAGATCAAGATATAGATTGCTCTGCGAGTGAGGTAACGTGTTCTTATGACACATCCTGGAGTCTAGCAACGGTAGTTGATGGTGATACAGCTGATCCAGAAAAAATTGCAGGAGCTAGCGCAACTAGAAATTACTTAAATAGAGTATATGGAACTGATGTTGATGGAGTTGGTAGTCCAGGGCGTACTGCGTATTGGTACAAACTATTTGATGCTATAGATTCTTATTGTAACTGCCTAGCCAACAATGGGGTTGCCTCCATTGATTCTTGCGGTGTTAATGACGGTAGTAATTGGACTAATTTTCCTGTAACAGACACTTCTCCTACTTTAAACGTATTTTTTCAGATGGGGAATGGACCTTGGTCTCATATTAGTAATACATCAACCGCAAATATTACATCAACAATCTCAGCATCAGGACTATTTCCATCTCAAACAGTTATTAGCCCTGAAAGCGCTAGCCACACTTCAGATTCTTGGGATAGATATAGAAACGCTAGTAGCGGAGGTAGTGTAAGTAATGATAATTTAGGACAAAGATACGGTTTACAAGCAGAGCATGCCCAGACAAATGGTAGTTATTATATCGACGACCTAAACGGTAACATACATTTTAGTTCTAATATATCGGAGCAAACTATAATTTTAAAATACTTAAGTGATGGTGTTGGTACTGAAAATGATTCTATGATACATAAGTTTGCAGAAGAAGCTATGTACAAGCATATAGCTTATGGTTGTGCTTCTGCTAGAATAGATATTCCAGAAGGCGTTATACAGAGATTAAAAAAAGAAAGAGCAGCGGAAACAAGAAAAGCAAAAATAAGATTATCAAATATTAAAATTGAGGAAATTGCGCAATTGATGAGAGGTAAATCTAAATATATACAACACTAATATGCCAGAGTTAAAACATACTTTTAGGGGTGGTAAAATGGAAAAGGATCAAGACGAGAGAATCGTCCAAAATGGTCTTTATAGAGAGGCTTTAAATATATCTGTTTCAACTTCAGAAGGATCTGATGTTGGTTCGGCTCAAAATATATTAGGTAATATACGTGTTAGTGAGGCAACTAAAGGTTTAACTCAAGATAATGCAACTTTATCTGGCGAGCTAATAAACGAAGGAGGATCTTGGGCTTTTGGAGGAACTGATAAATTCACAAACAATCATATAGCTGTTACCGTAGACCCACAGACAGATAAATTATATAGATTTGTTAACTCAGTACTAATAGCAGATGAATGGTCGGGGGCTAACTCAATGGTAACAATGATGATGGATAGAATTGTAGAGTTTGATACTAGTAAACCCCTTGACGCTAATTGGCAAGTTAAAGAATCAGCTGTTATGGTTGATATTTATTACGTAAAAGACGTGGCTGTTACTCCAGAGATGCTATGTAATGATAATAGTGGTGATATGATTAGGTTTAAATTAATACCAGCACCAACAGCTACGCTAAATAAAAAGAATCAGTTAAGATGGGGCATGAGAGTTTTTAGTAGTGATGCTAATGGGGTTATTTTAGAAGGTTTTATTACAAACGTAGACTATGTTAGTGGTTGGATTTATGTGCAAACTAATTCTATTGGAGTAGAAAATTGGACTGGTGGAGTTGTGGAATTTTTTGGAGATAGAAACTTAAACTTTGATCCTGATAGAAACATAACAGGTATAAATATACTTGATGGCATGATATTTTGGACAGATAATTATTCTGAACCAAAAAAAGTAAACATCAAAAGAAGTAAAATGGGTAGTAACACCTCTTTGTGGTCAACAACGCCCGGTTTAATAGGTAGATATCAAAGCTTGCCTGTCATGAAAATAGATGATTTTTTACAACACACCGTTTTAATTGCGGATGAAAAAGTTACTTATGACTGTGCTATAGATGATTTAGTTTGTGACGATGGTTCTGGTTGGGTTCAAAGTAAAGATATTGACGATCCAATACCACCACCAGAACCGGTGGACGATACAAATCCTTTGTTAAATCAAGAGGAGCAATGGATCGATGATTTAGCTAATTCAACTGGAAGTGGAGGTTACTCTGGAGCGGCGCAACTAACTCTAGATGATGATGCGTTAGAACCAGATCAATCTCAAAATTACTCGTTATAATGATGAAAAATAAAAAAGCATCTCCATTAAAATTTCAAACCATCATGTCAACGATGGTGGCCACTATATCAGCTGGTATAAATTCTGGAATTGAAAAAATAAATGAACTAGGAAAACCTAGACCTCAAGTAAATGATCTGTGTGAATTTTCAGAAACATGTAGGCCTGTTTTTGTATTAGAAAAACACATGACGGTTATTCGAAAGGGTCCAACCATGCCTTTAGATATAGAATTATATCAATTTGCTGACGGAACTAACACAAACTATGTAACAGAAGGCGTTGCTACTAAAGCTGTTTTTTATGGAAGTTACATGGATTCTACACATAATTATACAGAGGATATAGATACGTTATTAGCTGGTAATTGGCCTCCTTTACAAACTGGTTATGGTAGAGGTATTGATGGTTCTAATATAAGTGCTTTTTACACTAGAAATAAAGTTCAAAAAAAGGCTGGCGATGAGGTTATAATACCTATAGATATAACTCAATCGGGTGAAGATTGGGAAGCAAACGATCAACTAATAATCAAGCATGATTATGATGATGGGTTTGGTAACATAAAAACAGCCACTTGTAGATGTCAAATAATAACAGCGGCTCAAACGAGATGGATTGATGACGGTATGGGTGGTGAAGATTGGGTAAGTCCTAGTTGGAGCCCTTATTCGCATCACTCTACAAATCCACCAACTAACTTTCCTTCACCGGGAACAAAAGCTACTTGGGGTATGTATAAACTTCCTGGTGATGGGGCTGACAAATTTGTTCACGCTAAGATTATGTCTATGTCTGGTAACTTCCCAATACTAGGAACAAAAGGAAGCCACGCATACGAAGTTGAATTAGTACAAATAGAGCCTTTATTTAAAGTAAAATTCCCTAGATTTTCTTATAGATATAAATATGAAGACGGAGAATACTCTGTTTTTGCACCTTGGTCTGAAATAGCTTTTGTGCCAACTGGATTTGACTACTCACCTAAAAAAGGTTATAACTTAGGCATGGAAAATGCTCTAAGACTCTTGAAGGTTTTAAACTGGAGGCCAAGTAATTGCCCTAAAGACGTTGTTCAAATTGATATATTATACAAAGAGTCTAACTCGCCAAACGTTTATACGGTAGAAACATTCCAAAAAGATGATCCAATACCAGCTGGTGAAACACAGAACTACTGGGACACCCCCGCTAATGGTAGTCATTTTGGTAAGTATACCATTAAAACAGAGTTAATACATAAGGTTGTTGCTTCTAATCAATTATTAAGACCTTGGGATAATGTGCCAAGAAAGGCTATAGCCCAAGAAGTTACCGCTAATAGATTAATATTTGCTAACTACTTACAACAATACAATGTAGAAAAAATTGATTCTTTAAACGAAAGAGTAAGTATTAAACCATCGTTTTTCACACAGGTTGAAGAATTAAATCCTTGGGGAGAAACTGATGCTGTAGAAGATAATGGTGAGTTAGGGCAACCAGTTAAATCTTTAAAATCACAAAGAACATACCAATTAGGAGTTGTATATAGAGATAAGTATGGTAGAGAAACTCCAGTATTAACATCAAAATCAGGATCTGTTGATATTCAAAAACGTGCTGCCAGCTTACAAAATAGATTAAATGTTAGACTAATGTCAGATCCACCTTATTGGGCTGAATCATACACTTTTTACATAAAAGAAACTTCTAACGAATATTACAATCTAGCTATGGATCGCTGGTACAATGCTAAAGATGGTGGCGTTTGGCTTTCCTTCCCTTCTTCTGAGAGAAATAAAATAACTGAAGATAGCAATTTAATATTAAAAAAGAAACACGATTCTAACGCTTTTACCGAATATGATGTTTCTTACAAGGTATTGTCGATAAAAAACAACGCGCCTAAGTTTATAAAAACAGACGCTAAATATTGGGGATCAGCACCAATAATGTTACCTCCACCTGGCTGGGGTCATGTTGGTAACTGGGATACTGGTATGTTACATCCAACTGGATTACCGCTACCTAATAGGATGAATATAGATGTAATAGCAGAGTACTTTGATTCCACAATGTTAAAAGGTTTATCTGGTTTTAATGGAGCTCAGATTAGAATAACACAGTCACCAGGCGTACCATCAGCATACAATGATGTCGCTAGTGATTTAACAAATTACACTAATTGGTATGACGTTGCTAACATTAGTTATATTGGACCTCCAACTGAAACTTATTTTGATGAAAATGGTTTTGAGCAAGAAGTGCAGGGTCAAGCCACTAGGTTAGTTAGAATAGCACTTGAAACAGCTTTTGGTGATGATGCTTTGTTTTGTGTGTCTGATTCCGTTATAACACCTTTCGTAGTTAACACCGCCAACTCTAATATATCTATGGCTAGAGGTTTATCTATAGAGGCTAGAACCATGCAAGAAAAAGAGAAAGCTCAATTTCAGGGTAGATTCTTTGTTAAAGTTTTAAGAGATGCTAACGTTGAGGCTAATATAGTACAATCTCAAAGAGTAGAAGGCGATAAGTACCAAGTGCTACAATCTAAAGATTTAAAATATATATGTGTTGCTCATCCAGGCACACAAGATTGGAACCATGATCCAACTTACTATATACCACCTAATTTAGATTGGGCTAGTGGAGTTACTCAAGACAGAACACATTTGGTTAGTTCTTATGGTAAGTATGCAGGAAGATTAGCTCCTTACTTAGATTCTGCAGTTGCAGTTCAACTCCCACCTTCTTCTTCTCCGTACTGGCCTTATGGACCTAGTAACTTTACAGATGGTGTTTTTACAAAACCAGGACCAGACGGCAACTGGTGGAACAATGTAAATGCTGATTTAGGTTATTTATCTGGTAATCCAAAAATATTTCCTGACACAAGTCCATCTTTACACGGTTGGCCAAGTTATGGTCCTAAAAGCCTAGCTTGGGCCCCTCCAGCTATGTGGGGGCTTGCGGTTGGTGAAAAGGCTAGTGTTAGTGCTGGTACAATGCAATATGACTATTTGTCTGCAACTTCTTATCCGGATGGTGCTATTCTTGATTTATCTATGGGATGTGATGCTGGTGGTACTGGTAACGGTCAAACAGCTGGGGATTGCATAGCCGATCCTATTCATACTTGGACTTATACTGGTGGTATTGGTACGGAAGGGGCTGTTATAGCCGCTAATGCTAAAGATAGCAAGCTATATCCAACTGCTGGTAATCCATTTGCCTTACCCGCTGTTTGGGGTAATCAAGGTGATTTACTATCAGATCCCGCTGCTGCTGGTGGCGCTTGGCCACAAGGAAAGCAACCATATTATGATTTAAGCACAATGACCAAACTAAGGGTTCACTGGTACAGCTTGTGGAGAGGTAGAGATGACATACTTAGTGATTGGCCTTTAGGTCGTTTTCACCCTGATAGATGGTTTATAGATAAAGCTGGTGCAGCTAGTGGAGGTAGTGGCGCTGGTATATGGGACGATGGAAATGTGTCTTTCATGCAAGTTTCATATTGGGGCGTTGGCTCTGAGGCTTCTTATAATAGAGAGTCTAACACTGTTTTAGCAGCTAAACACCAGCCTTCTGAACTTCTATTTGCAGATGCAATGGCAACTGTTGGTACTATGTTTAGGTTTAAACAAGATCCGGATCAAATCGTTTACACTATAACTAGAGCTGAAATTGAGCCAGATATATGGAATTATGAATCACCCGTAGGATCATGGGGTTATTCAGATGATGGGACTGAAGTCAAAGGTGGGGGTGGAATGATGGGTGGTTTAGCGCCTCCTTTTGGTGGGTATGTTAAAGGTAGCAATTTAGCTGGTGCAACGGCATTTATATCTGATGTTGTTGAGCGTAAAACCCACCACACTAATAGAGCTAAGTTAACTGGTGGCGCTCCATACAACCGTAGAGTTAGATACACTATAACTTTAGATAAAATAATAGGTACAGAGGGTCCGTCTGCTTTTCACCCTATAACAAATCACGTTGATGTTGATGGTCTTTCTAATATAAAAAGAGGAAGGATGAAGTATAGTACTGACCTACCTAATCTAAGCACTACTTATGGAGCCACACCACCTTCGCAGTCGTGGTATAATCTTAATTCTTATTGGAACGCGGCCAATGGAGCTGGTGGAAGTATAAACTCTCAACCAAACGATATAAACGATTCCTACTACACTAATAACCCTAAAGCATATATTGGATTACATGAAAGGGGTTTAAACGAAACAACTATTGAGGTTATATCCTTGTATACTGGTAAAGATAGAGACTTTCCAATGAGTAACAACCCAGCTATATGGGAAACAGAACCAAAGGAAGATGTTGGTTTAGACATATATTACGCGGCTAGCCCTTCTTATCCTATTCAATTAAAAAGACATAGGTGGGATGGTAATTTAACTGGTGCAGATGGAAACACTGGTAGTGATGAAGTAGACGCAAGTGGTGCTAATTGGTATGACTTCTCACACAGAAGCGAGGAGATAATAAAAGTCGGCTCAACTGTTATCGCTGATGGCTTTCAAGAAATGAAAATATGCGCTGTTAAAGGTGATGTTATATTTTTTGATAGAATAATAGAGGACGACGCTGATGTGTTAACTGATTTAGGAGTTGGAATGACCTTGAAAATTATTTGGCAAGGAGAAGGTACTTATTATGGCGCTACAAACGATACTGAGTGGGTTGAGGTTACTGTTACTGAGGTTTTAAGCAATTCAGCTTATAGAATTGGAGACTTTAACAATCTACAGGGTCACACCCATCAAGTACTACACGGTTTAGGTTATTTCAATTGCTATTCTTACGGTACTGGAGTTGAATCTAATAGAATAAGAGATGATTTTAATGCCATAACAATAGACAAGGGTATTAAAGCGTCCATGCCTTTAGCTGAGCAGTTTAAAGAAGAGAGAAAAGGTAGTGGCTTGATATTTTCTGGTATATATAATTCTACTAGTGGTGTTAATAGAACAAATGAATTTATCCAAGCCGAGCCAATAACTAAAGATCTAAATCCAATAAATGGTTCAATTCAAAAATTATTTGCTAGAGATACTGACTTGGTTACATTTTGTGAAAACAAAGTATTTAAAATACTTGCTAAAAAGGACGCATTATTTAACGCTGACGGAAATACAAATGTAACTTCTAATCAAGCTGTATTAGGTCAATCAATTCCATTTGGCGGTGAGTATGGTATATCAAAGAATCCAGAATCTTTTGCGCAAGAATCATATAGACTATATTTTACAGATAGAGATAGAGGATCTGTTTTAAGACTATCTAAGGACGGTTTGACACCTATTTCAGATGCAGGCATGAAAGATTGGTTTAGAGACAACCTAAGGTTCTCTAAATCATTAAGGGGTAGTTACGATGATAGAGACAATCAATATAATTTAACCATAGAAACTATGGATCAAGATGCTAACGAGAAAGCTTATACCGTTAGTTATACTGAAAAAACAAGAGGATGGGTTAGTTTTAAAAGCTTTGTTCAACAAGGTGGTATTAGTCATAAGAATACCTATTACACCTTTCCATCTAATAAATACAACAGAATAACCGCAAACAACCCTTGGGGACATGCGTATGGAGCTGCTTTAGGTGTTTTAGATTATACAGCTGAAATTTACCAACATAGTTTAGATATAGATTTAAAACGACTTGTTACATCAAATTCCAATGGTAGTCCAAATATTGTCGTTACGGACGGTCAAGGTACTATACTGCCTGGTATGAATGTAGAGGGAGATGGTATACCAACAGATACTAGAGTCGACCTAGTAAATTGCGATGGTAGTAACTGCTTAATACAACTAAACTTTGGTATTGGTCTACAGACAGGTGTTTGGATAATAACTAATACAGAATTAACATTTACAACCGCTAGAAATAGATTCTATGATGTTGACTCTTACTCTATGGTTAAAGTGTTATTTAACGGCGCACAAGGCACTGTTAAAAGATTTAAAACCCTTAATTACGAGGGTACTCAAGCAAGAGTAACTCAAGATACATCTAATCTTCACCAAATAATAGATCCTTCAACTATGGTTATAGTTCCAATAGGGCAGGATTACTATGATAATCACCATAAACTAGGTTGGAGAGTACATAACATATATACTGATCTGCAAGAAGGTCAAATGGCTGAGTTTATTGACAAAGAAAACAAATGGTTTAATTACGTTAGAGGTTATAGTGAAGCAGGTGATGGTGATTTCTTAGATACAGGTGAGTTTTCTTTACAAGGGTTAGGTTTTACTGGAGATTTAGACGACCCTATTTATGGTTGTACTGACATATCGTCTCCGGAATATGATGATACCGCAAATATAGATGATGGTAGTTGTTGGACTGGAGCTGAGGGCTGTACGGATCCAAACGCCTTAAACTTTAATGCAAGTGCTTTAGATGACGATGGTTCATGTATATTACCTGTTTATGGGTGTACAGATATTACAGCATTTAATTTTGATCCTCTACAAGACCCTGTGCCCAATGTAGATGATGGTTCATGCTACCCAGTTATTATTGGTTGTTTGGATACTTTAGCTTTTAATTATATTACCCCATCAGGATCTCCTCAATTAGACGTTAACACGGCTTGCGTTGATGATAGTGGAGCTCCAAACGGTTACGATGGAGTTAATTGTTGTATAGATGTTATACCTGGTTGTACGGATCCAACCGCTATGAATTATAATGCATTAGCAAATACAGATGATGGTACATGTGAATACTGTATATATGGTTGTATGGATGCTGTTTATGATAATTACGATGCTAACGCAACATGTGATGATGGTTCATGCGCTGACAATGTTTATGGTTGTACAGATGTATTCTCTCCAGATTACGATCTAAATGCAAATATACCATGTAATACAACTAATCCTGACGATGTGGATCATTACGATGGCGTTAGTGTAACTATTGACCCTAGTAAAGACAACTCATGTTGTGGTACTAGCGGATGCACGGATGCTTCTGCGTATAATTATGATCCAACTGCAACTGCTGATGATGGGTCTTGTATTTACAACTCGGCTGTCGGTTGTACAGATGATTCAGCGGTCAACTATAATCCTGGTGCTACAGTACCTTGTGATGGCACTAACAGCGCTGAACCTTGTTACGGTGCTCAATCAGGTCCAGATTGCTGTTGTAACCCTTGTGTAGATGGCTGTAGAAATCCATCAGCAGATAACTACGATCCTTTAGCTACCTGCGATGACGGATCATGTGTTTATGGAGGATGTAATTATGGATGTATGGATGTTAATGCTACAAACTATAACGCTGATGCAACGTGTGATGATGGTACTTGTTTAGGTGTAACACCACCAAATTTTGCAACTGGATGTACAGACCCAACTGCAACCAATTATGACCCGCAAGCGGTCGTTGATGACTTATCGTGCTCGTATTGTCATCCATCTGCTGGGTGTATGGCATGGATGGCGCCGGAAATCTGCGTGGATCTAACCTCTTTTAATAATGGTAATTTAACTTCAGTATATTTTCCAGGACAAGTATGGACAGATTCATTACACTTCTGGGAGTTTTGGGCTGAACACTTAAATGACACGCTTGTAAACGTAAGTATTGATGGAGATGTACTAGAGACATTTATGAGTGGATGTTGTATGAGCGGATTAACCATTCCAAAAGAAATAATTACTAATTTAGATAAAAACGGAGATCCATATTAAAATATGAATATAATATTAAGAGCAAACATAATTGATGAGGGTGTTAACGTTCAATACAAAGTATTACCGCTACCGTTAGAGAATAACACTGTGGAGTTATTAATATCACCTGTAAGCGGCTACACTATAATAAGTGATGATTTTTCTCATGGCTTATTACCAACTCAAATAACTTCAATGTCCTTTGTTCAAGTTGGTCCTAATGTTGTTGCATCTGTTCAGGTTTCTGATACGATAAACAATAGTGTAACGCAAAATATTTCTTTACCCATAATAATAGAGTCAAAATTAAATATTGACATATTTAAAATAAACAGCATAGTAAAAGAAATAAAAAATACTACTAGCCAAACTTTATCTAGTTTTCCAACTTCTATAGACGTAGATAGACAGGTACATACTATAACAAATCAATTGGGTAACAAGGTTTTAGTTTTATCAAAAACAATAGTAGCTATTAATGGTTACTATTTTGATCACGAACCTAATTACAATATTACTGGTAACCACGAAAGATACAGTGTAACAAGTGATATTATTAGAGGTGTAAACAATAAAATCATAAGAAAAACTTTTAACGTATACTACACTTCCCCGTTGGACTTAAAGTCAGTAGGAGAAGATGATAATATAGAGTTTTTTGCTAGTACATATAAAGAACAAGCAAGACCAAGTGCTAAGGTAGCTAAATCTAAAGATGATTATGATATATATTCTTTTGACAAAGGTAGGCAAATAGGAATTCAGGGCGGGATAAAAATAATGAAAATAAGAGGTGTTCCAGGTACAGAGTTTAAGTTAATGATACATGATAGTTTAAAGAAAACATATAACTTTGCTTCAGGAGTGTTTGAGGCTGGTGGTGGAATGTTGATTGACAAAATACCATCTATAATAGGTGATTCTGCGTACGGAGAATATATTATTGCTGCAAAAATACCAAAATCATCTACAAACCAAAGCATACAAGTTACGCTAAACACTGACAAGGTCATTGATCACCAAGCGTTGCAAGTTGCTTTAAATCCAGAATTAAATCCTGCTAGCAGTAGTGATATAGTTTCAACAAGCATTCAGTCTATACTTCCTTCAACTCAAGTTATAGGTAAAGAAGTACAGCAGGTTGTAACTGAGCAAGAGGGTGTAATCGCCTCAGTAATGACATTTTTATTTGGTAACAGTGAATCTACTTACACTGTTGATAAAATAGAATTTCAAAAAAATGGTGTCAACAATAGTTCTACTACTAGTGTTATTTCTGATAAAGCAGAATATAAAAAGAAATCTAGTGACATAGAGTTTACAGCGTTATTACGACCAACCGATAGATCTAAAGGTATACAAATAGTAAGACAACCACTACACTCTTCTAAGGATGCTTTTGTTAATTGGGATAGTGGGTCAGGCAAAGCCACAGCGCTTACAAGTGGTGGGGTTTCAATAACCAACGATTGGTTTATGAGCGTTGCGGACGTAGCAGCTGCTCCTATGTTTGAAATAACTACAAGAGTCTTTGGAGTTGGAGAACCATTAACGTCCGATGATTTATTTACGTTTATACAGATTGAAGGTAGGATAACTGGTATAACTCATGGTAAAGGAGATATAACAGCAAAACTTGATTTAACTAATTTTACAACACTAGGATCATTATAACATGGCATTAATAAACATATCATTTCCCTACGCTTTAAACGTTTCAGTGCAACCAACAGACACACTGTACGCTACGCTAACGCTACCTTCTGTATCACCAAACAGTCAGTCTGGTACAAATAATCCAAACATGAGTTCTAAAACAACTCCTATGGCCGTAGGTATTGTAACACAAGTTAATCACGCTCTTAATACTATTCAGTATGATGATAGTGGTTTTTCGGGAATAGTGCTGACTAGCGCTCATTATTTATTTTTTAGCAAAGATAGAATTGCAAATGTATCTGGATTAATAGGTTATTTTGCCGAGGCAGAGTTTAGAAACGAAAGTACAAAGCAAACTGAAATACACGCTACAGCGGTAGATTTTGTAGAAAGTAGTAAATAATCGCTAAAAAGTGTAACTATAATTGTAATAAAATATAATAAAATGAATGAAAAAGAATTAAAAGAAGAAATAAAAGCTTTAGATCAAAAAGCCTCAACAAACAAGTTGGTATGGAGGCAGTTAACTGATAGTGATTGGGAGACATTAAAATCTTGGTGGGCAGCTTGGCCTGACTGGCCTGTTCCACCCGCTAAAGACTTTTTGCCTCAAGATGGTAAAGGTGGTATAATGATAGAGAAGGATAAAAGACCTATAGTAGCTGGGTTTTTGTACCAAACAAATTCAAAAGGAATACTACTAGAATGGATAATATCAGATCCAGATTATAGAGATGCCGATAGAGATACTGCTGTTGAAATGTTAATAAGTCAAGCAGAGCAAATTAGTATTAATATGGGTTATAAGTACATGTTTACTATTGGTAGAAATCCTGATTTAACAAAAAAGCATGAAAAACTAGGTTGGTCAGTTGATAAAAAACCTTCCTATGAAATAGCAAAAGTAATATCTGGACCTGGATCTAAAGGATATAAACCAAACAACAAATAAAATATGGCAGCAGTAACAGCAATAGTAGCCGGCTCGGTAATGATAGCCGCAGGTACGGTTAAAGCAATATCAGGCGGTAAAGACAAGAAAGCAGCTAAAAAGAAACAAGCAGCGGCTGAGGCTGGGTTACATGCCGCTCAAGATGCTCTTGCTGCTGTAGATACTTCAAATCCTTATGAGGATGCAAAAAACGCTTACGAGGGGTTAGACAATAAAATGGCTGATCTTGACAATGCCTATGATGATGCTGAGAATAAGTTTGCTGGTATGGAAAATAAGATGAAGGGTCAGAAAAATGCATTCGAAGATATGGAGAATTCATTTGAAGATTTAACGGTAAATACTCAACAAGCGGAGTTTGAAGCGCAGCAAAACGCACAGAACCAAGCTAACATTATGTCTAGCATGGCTGGTGCTGCTGGTGGTTCCGGTATCGCTGCTTTAGCACAGTCTATGGCTAACGCCGGTGCTNTACAAGCACAGAAAGCTTCCGCTTCAATAGGTGCTCAAGAAGCTGACAATGCTAAAAAAGCTGCTTCTGCAGATCAAGATATTCAAACTAAAATTGCTAGCGAACAAAGCAGATTAGATACAACTGAGCGACAGGCTGATATGGATATACAGAAGACTCAAATGAGTGCGGAAGATGCCATGCAATCAGCTAGACTTGGGGAAGAGTCTAGACTACAGATGGCTGAAGCGACAGAGGCTTCTAACCTACAAATGCAAGAGGCTAAGGGAGCTATGGATGTTCAAGAGCTTAAAGGTAAGGGTGAAATGTGGAGTGCTGAAACAGAGATGAATAAACAAAATTCTTTAATGCAATCAAAAATGGCCGAAGCACAAGGTGCTGCCGCAGAAAAACAAGCTGGTGATGATAAAATGTGGGGAGGTATTGGTGATGCTGTTAGTGGTATTGGAAAGATTGCTAGTGACGAAAGATTAAAAGAAAACATAATAAAAATAAAATACTCTGATTCTGGATTACCTATTTATAAGTTTAATTACAAAGGTGGTTCAAAGGTGTGGAGTGGAACTATGGCTCAAGACTTAATAAAGCTTGGTAGAGAAGATGCTGTTATTTTAGAAGATGGTTATTACAAAGTAGATTATAATTTAATAGATATAGATATGAAAGAAGTTAAAAGTTCACCATTAAAACAGTTAGGAAAAAACCCTCAAGAGGAAATGCAAAAGCAAAAAGCAATGGTGGATGCTGGTTTAGACATAATTGGAGGTGCTACAAAAAGAAAGAACTGGGAAGATCTTCAGATGGACATAAAGATGATAGAACCAGAGTCTATGAAGAAAAGAAAAGCAAAAGATCAAATACTACGCGACAAAGAAAGAAAAGCATTTGAAAGTGGAGCGCAAATAAGCTTACCAAAAGCATACGCTGATGCTGGTACTAAATTAGTTAAAATATATAAAGAAGAGCTTTTTTTAGCTTTACAAAATAACGACGAAGAAACTCAAGGTAAAATAAAAACTCAACTAGCCGCGTTAGCACAGACTGTTGATATTGTTAAAGACAATATAGATGAGTTTTATGATGATCAATTTAATCCCGAAAGCTTGTTATCAAAAGGAACATCAGCACAGCAAATAAGCTTTGCTACACAAATGTATTGTAAAAACCCAGAGCTAGTGGTTGTTTATGCTACTCAAGATGATATTTTAGCTGGCATGGCGGATTACTACGGGAACCCAGTTAAAGAAGATGGGCAGTATTGTATTGTTAGTGATTTTTATAATAACCCAGTCATGATAGATGTTGTTGACGGAAATAAAGATATGTTTATAAGGGACAATTTAAAGGCTATGGAATACATTACTTTTTTAAATGAAACGCATCAAATGGCTGTTGAGGCTAACGCTGGTAAGTCTGCTGTAAAAATTGACATCGGTAGAATTGATTACAAAATAAATACGATGTTTGGGTTTAATGACGGTACGGCTTCAAAGTCCCAAGATGAACTAATTTTAATGTTTTGCCATGATAGCGAGGTTTTAAGGGACGGTAGCACTTTTAGACGTCATTTATATGAGCATCCAAACATACAAAACTTAAATTATGGGGGTTTTGATTGGGATAAATTAGACTTTAACATGCCTATGGGTCCTGGTGATAAGGGACATTGGACAGATGTTATTGATGATAGAGATAGATTAATGTTAGTTGACGCTATAGTCAATACAGACAATCCTTATTTTAATATGAACTTGCTTAGAACTTTAGTAAAAGAATATTATACTTATAAGATTGAAAATGCTTGGTGGAAGGGCATGGGCTTTCCAGAGGGTAAAATAGAAATAATGAGGCTTAAAATAAAAGAACTTACTAAACAAAGGTTTGAAAAAGAAAAAGCTGAGGCTTCTAGAAACGGTCAAATTGATTTTACGTTTGATGGTAAGGTTATGCCAACAGGTATGACGCCTGCTAAAATAAAAGCGCAAGAAAAAGAAAGAGCAAAAGCTCTAGGTAAAACAACGCCAGATGCTAAGGAAAAACCAGAAGGACCAATAAAACTTGATAAATAATATGTCTAAATCTTCTCCATTAAAACATAAGGGTGATCACGGTATGTATATAGACGAGGAGGCTTACCACAAAGCTAATGGTGGTGAGGTTGCTACTGAATTAGATGCTAGTGATATAGCTCCATCTTTAATGCCTTTACCTACAGACCCAATCCCTGTTGTTACAGAAAGACAAAAGCAGTTAGATGACGCTAAGGCTGCTAGAGAGAAGGAAATTAAAGATGCCGCAGAGGCAAAAGAGTTGCAAGTAGCTTCAAGTAAAATTGATATTGCTAAAAAATACAACGTAACACCAGAACAGGTGTTAGCTCAAAGTAAAACGTTGAAAGATGAAAAAAATCTACTTAAAGAAATAGAAAAAGTAGACGATGTCGAAAATATTGAGGCAGCGCAAGAGCAAGAGCTGAATCATATTCAAAAATCATTTGGCTACTATAAAGATGGCGTGTATATTCCCGGTAAACGTAAGGAAGAAGAAAATAGAATAAATAGTGAGTTGAGCAAGTTGAACGTACCTCCTGACATGCAAACTGGTGAGTTAAGTACACTTGGTTTGCCAGAAAATAAGGGTATGTACAATCCCGATAGTAATCCAGTTTACTTTTTAAACTTAGAAAAAGAAAAACTAGATAACAATGAAAAATTTGCTAAAAACGTAAGGTTTGATGTGTTGGACAAAGCGTTGTTGCAAGCTAGTATATTTGACTTTGCGGTGCAAAACAAAATAGATGTAAAGGATGTTGATCAAACAAGTAAAGAATTTAAAGAGTCTCGTTACACTAGAAAAGATTTAGAAGAAAATGAAGATCTTTATGATAGAGTTATTAATGGTGAGTATAAAAAAATAGCAGCTCAAGTAGGTAACACTAAAAAGAAAGAGAAAATAATCACTGAACACTACGAAAAAGAGTTTAAGGAGTCTGGTGGAGTTTACAAAACTAAAGGCCAAAAAGAAGCCAATGCGTGGGCAACAAAAGCTTTAGATAAGTACGCGCCTGTACTAGATGGTATCGCTAAGACATCTGGAGATATGGCTAATAAAATGGCTGACATATCAAAATCTATTCACACAGACGGTATGTGGTTAAAAGAAAATGATCCAGCTAAGGATTTAAAAAGACTTAAGGAAAAAAAATACACAACCCAAGAAGAAGTAGATGCCGCTAACAGAGAGTATGCTGATATTGTAGAGAAGTACAATGGAGTTTTAAATAGAATGAACGCTAACATAGGTTCTAATCAAGCCTACAGGACTACAATAAACAAAGCTTTAGAAAGTGCCGAATCAATACAAGCTAAAACTGAAAACTTAGAACTAATAAAAGACTTGTCTGGAGATTACTACGGTCACATGTTTAATATTTCCTCTAGAGCTATAGCTGCCACAGCGGAGTTTGTTGAAGGTGCCGACGAGCTAACTAAACGTTTTAATGTATTTAAAGCTATAGATCCAGAAGATATTCCAGATATATTTAAACCAGCCTTAGAGTACGCTCAAAATTCTTCTTTATTAAATAACGATATAGCTAGAGGTATAGGTACTTTAACCGGTATGGAGGATGATTTTATAAGAAAAGGTTTAAATGATTTTTCTAAAAATTTAAGAGGATCACAAAGAGATTACGAAGACCAAAACTGGGGTATAAGAACTATAATGGATATGGCTGAAATGTATCCTCAATTACTAACCGGTATGACTGGTATAGGTATGATGGGTAACTACGGTATAATGGCAGGTACTTCTACTGGTAATAGTTTTGTAAGATTTGAAGAGGAAGGATTAAAAGGTTGGAACTTATATTCAACGGCAAGTTTTCACGGTGCTATGGAAGGTGTTTCAGAAATGGTAACAAGTAAGTTTGGTTCTAGAGCATTGATGAATGCTGCAAATCCCTCGTTGTGGGCTGGCGAAGGTATTAGAAAGTACACTAAAGGTTTTCTTGGGCTAGGAGCTTATACGGCTGAGGAATCTGGTATTGAAGGTCTCAGTGAGGGCATAAACACTTTCTCTACTAATCTTTGGGATAAATTTGTTAGAAAAAAAGATTTAAATTTAATGGAGGGTGTTAGTGAGTCCTTTTGGAAAGGCGCTAGTGTTTCAGTTGGTTTTAAAGGTCCAATGATAACTAAAGCTATTTTTAGACCATTTATACCTAAAGCAACAAATGTTAAGTTAGCTCAAATAGCAGAAACTATGAGGGTTAATAGCGATAGATTGTTAGATCCAAATTTAAAAAAAGAGACTAAAGAAAAAATAAAGCTAGAGCAGAAAAGGTTAGTTGAAAAAAGTAATAAAATATATGACAAGTCTATTACTATGACAGCTACCATTCCAGAGGTTGAAAGAAAAGAATTGATGGACATTGAGGTTAAAGGTTATAATATACAAAAAGATCACAATGAAATACTAACTAACAACGATATGTCCAAGGAAGATAAGGACAAAGCTTTAAAAGAACTAGAAGCTGAATACCACGAGCTTGCAAAGAATAAAAAAGACATATTAGATAAGTACCAAAATACATCAGACAAAGATAGGTTAAAAAACTGGAACGATCAAGTTGAAACTATTAAACAAATGTCTAAGATGGCTGAGCAAGAAGGAGCAGCCCCTATAAACATAAAAGAGACCGACACTAAGGGTATGGAAGACTTTATGCTTAGAGAAGATGCTGCTGATATAACATTTGCAGAAGGAACTGTTAGAGCACTTAGAGAGATAGT